CGGTGATGTATGCCTTCAAAAGCTCATCGTCCGCCGCATGGGAAAGAATCAGATTCTGTTTTACCTTTTGGAGCAGTTCCTCCATGACCGCCGCCTCCTTATTAGGCACCCATTTTCAGCAGCTTGATGCCTTCCGAAAGGATCACCTTACCGTCTACTCGCTCGGTAGCAATGAAGCCGACCTGACCGTTTCCGGCATAGAGCTCGTTCAAGCGCTGAACCGTTCTGCCGGAGCGGTCGGCAATCCAGTAGTTGTTGAAGTCGCCAAACGCAATGGTCAATGCACTGGCTTCAACGGTCGGCACATAGGGGCTGGTGTAAATCTCATAACCCAGCAGACGGTCCGGCTGTCCCGCCTGGACAGAGGGTTGCCACAGGTATGCGCCGTTTTGGTCCTTCAGCTTGCGGATCAGGGAAATGGTCGCGTCATTCATCAGGAACTTGGCGTTTCTGCGGTAGGGGGATTTCAGCGCGTAGACCAGTTCGATCAGGTTATCCACTGTAATAGCGGTTGCACTCCCGGCAGTGACACCGATCTCACCACCGCTTTCGGTAAAGATACCGGTAGGCTGACCGGTACCGGTGCCGACGCAGAATGCCTGCTCCTCGGCAATACCAAAAGCACGGGCAAACTCCTGGGCAATGTAGGATTCCAGATCAAATGCACTGTCCTGGAGCAGTTCGGTGCTGACCTTCACCAGGTCGGTGAGCTTGTAGGCGTCGATCTGCTTCTGGGCAAAAGTGGGATTGCTCTCCGTGTAGGCGGCGTTTTCTGCTGTCCACTGAGCCACAGAATGGGTTGCTGCAATGGGGATCTTTCGCTCGGCACTGGTAGTGATTACCTTCGCCAGAGAGCGGATCACATTGGCTTCATCCAGTGCGGTGACAATCGTGGTCTCGAACTCCTCCGGTACAAGATAGCCGCCGTCTGCATCTACGCCTGTGCTGAGGACATTGTGAATGAGCTGCTTGCCGCGCAGATGCAGACCGAAGTCCTCACGGTATGCGTTGGAAGCTCTGCCGGGTTTATCCTTGGGAGCGTTCTGGGGCTTTTCGGTGAGGGGCTGACCCACGGGCTTTTTCAGTTCCGCTTCAATGGCGTCTCTGCGTTCCATTCGGCGGATCTCGTTGGTCAGATCGTTCAGTTCCTTTTCCATGTTGTTGTAGGTGTTGTCGTCCTCTGCGGTGAGAACACCTTTTGCAGTGCGGTGGGTATCCAGGAATCCCTGCATGGTAGCCCACAGCTTGGCGCGCTTATCGCGCATTTCTACGATAGTCATATTAGAATTACCTCCGTTACATAAAGTTTTTGATTGCGTTCAGAGCCGCTTTAAGTTCATCAACAGAGCGGCCTGTTGCTTCCTGAACATCAGGGCTTTGAGGGATAGCGCATTTGGCTGCGATCTTATCCATCAGGGAGTTGATTACATTGGCTTTGGAATACAGCATGGAAACCGCAGGCGGCTCCACATCCTCGGAAGAATCGCAGCGGGTCATGATCTCATCAGCAAACCCAAGCTCCATGGCTTTTGTCGCGTCCATCCAGGTTTCAGCGTCCATCAAGTGGGACAGCTTGGCGCGGGAAAGCCCCGTTTTGATTTCGTAGGCATTGATGATGGAGTCTTTTACGCTCCCCAGCATTTCAATGGCCTTCTGCATTTCTGCGGTGTCGCCCATAGCCACGGTCATGGGATTGTGGATCATGAGCATGGACACCGGAGACATGAGAACTTTAGTACCCGCCATAGCAATGACGGATGCAGCTGAAGCCGCAATGCCATCGATTTTCACGGTCACATTTCCCTTGTAGTCCATCAGCATATTGTAGATTTGGGCGGCAGCCACACAGTCACCGCCGGGAGAGTTGATCCAGACGGTAATATCACCGCTGCCAGACATCAGTTCGTCCTTAAAAAGCTGGGGTGTAATGTCATCATCAAACCAGCTTTCCTCGGCGATGGTGCCGTTGAGAAACAGTGTCCGTTCCTCCGTCGGCATCGGGTTCTCCTGATTGGTTACCATCCTGTTCTTCCACTTCCAGAACTTCTTCATCGGCATTTTCCTCCTTTCCATCATCGCTTGTTTCTGTATTTGCAAAAGCACCCGCATCCTTGAGCGGGAGCATATTGCCGTTGATAAGATACAGGTCGCCGCCTTCTTCGGCGGGAATGCGGTCGAGATTTTCCAGTTCCCGGATATCGTTTGCAGACATCCAGCCGTTTTGCCGACCGATGGCGTACCCGTTCATGCGGCTTTGATAGTCACCGCGCAGCAGACCTTCCAGATTGAATTTGACAAAATACTGTGCCTTTTCTTCCTGGGAAAGAAGAGTCCGCATAATGGATTGCTCCCAGCGGATCACCCAGGGGTCAAGGGTGTATTTCACAAACTCCAAAGACTGCTGCTCAATATTAGAAAAGCTCGACTTTTCCAGGTCCCCCACCATATGGGGCGGCACTCGGAAAATTCGAGCAATCTCATTGATTTGAAATTTTCGTGTCTCTAAAAACTGCGCCTGCTCCGGTGAGATACCGATAGGCGTGTATTTCATGCCTTCCTCCAGCACAGCAATCCGATGGGCGTTGCCGGTGCCGCCATAGGTGGACTGCCAGCTTTCCCGGATTCGCTGCGGGTCCTTCAAAGTGCCTGGGTGTTCGAGCACACCGCCCGGAGCTGCGCCGTTTGCAAAGAACTTAGCACCGTATTCCTCACAGGCGATCGCCATGCCAATGGCGTTCTTTGCCATGGCAATGGGTGAATAACCCACCAACCCGTCAAAGCCAAGTCCAGGGATATGAAGAATATCTGCGGGACGAAGAATCACCGTGGATTGTTTGTCCCGGATAGCTTCGTCATTTCCGCGATTATAGGAATAGTAAAGATGTCCGTTGGTATCGCGGTCTACCGTCATTTTGTTAGGCATCAGCGGATACAGAGCCACCACTTCGTTTTTACCGTTTCGGATGATTTGGGCGTAGGCGTTGCCCCAGAGGAGCAGATGCGTCATGAGGGTTTCCCGGAATACAAAGGAACTCATTTCAGGGTTCGGCTCGTCATGAAGCAGCAGGTACAGCGGATGGTCGATTGCTTTTTCCTTGCCGCCGCCCTCCGTATATCGATAGAGGTGTAGCGGAAGACCGGCCACTGCTTCTGCAAGAATACGCACACAGGAATACACCGCCGTCATCTGCATAGCAGAGCGTTCCGTCACGGCTTTGCCAGAAGTTGTTCCACCAAGATAAAAGCGGTAGCCGCTTCCTGCGGTGCTGTTTTGAGGCTTATCGCGGGATTTGAATAAGCCGCTGAAAATACTCATGGGTTATCACTCCTCTCAAATAAACAAAATGCCTCGGTCATCGTAGACCGAAGCACCGTTCTCGTTACCGCATCGAATGGCTCTATCCAACGCCATGATAGTGGCAACGGCACCGTCAATTTTTTCTGTAGATTTCGCTTTATCGGCTTTGATGTTTCCCGCCGGGTCAGTGCGGATAAAAATGTTATCCATCATCCAACGGAGGACTGGATGACCGCCGTGGGCGATTTTCTGTTCCAGCACCAGTTTCATCAGTTCCTTGGTCGGCGGGGACATATCTTTGAAGCCCTGTCCGAAGGGAACTACGGTAAAGCCCATCCCTTCAAGGTTTTGCACCATCTGAACAGCACCCCAGCGGTCAAAGGCAATCTCACGGATGTTGTACTGCTTGCCCAGTTCTTCGATGAACTTTTCAATGTATCCATAATGGACTACATTTCCTTCCGTTGTCTGCAGATAGCCTTGTCGTTCCCACAGGTCGTACATCACATGATCCCGTCGGACACGCAGGTCAATGTTATCCTCCGGTATCCAGAAGTATGGAAGCACGGCGTACTTGTCATCCTCGTCCTCTGGCGGGAACACCAGTACAAAAGCGGTGATATCCGTGGAGGAGGAAAGGTCAAGACCGCCGTAACACACACGGCCTTCCAGACCTTCCGGGTCAACGGCAAAAGAACAGGCATCCCATTTATCCATTGGCATCCAGCGCACCGCCTGTTTGACCCACTGGTTCAGACGAAGCTGTCGGAAGGAGTTCTCCTCGCCGGGGTTCTGCTTCGCAGATTCGCAGGCGGCTTTAACCTTATCGATGCCCACCGTGATACCGAGAGACGGGTTTGCTTTTTTCCAAACCTTTGGATCTGTCCAGTCCTCGTTCTCAGCCGCTCCGTAGATCACCGGATAGAAGGTGGGATCATGTTTTCGTCCTTCAATGATGTCCAGCGCCTTTTGGTGTGTTTCATAGCAAATACTCTGGGTGTCTGTCCCGGCTGTGGTGATCAGAAAGTAAAGCGGCTGCATTCTGGCATCACCGGAGCCTTTGGTCATAACATCAAACAGCTTCCGGTTGGGCTGGGTATGCAGCTCATCGAAAATGACACCGTGGGTATTGAAGCCGTGCTTGTTCGCCACATCCGCCGACAACACCTGGTAGAAGCTGTTGGTGGGAAGATAGGTCAGTCTTTTCTGAGACTCCTGTATTTTGACCCGCTTTGCAAGGGCGGGACAAAGCCGAACCATATCCACCGCCACATCAAATACGATTTTCGCCTGGTTGCGGTCGGCGGCGCAGCCATATACTTCGGCGCGCTCCTCTCCATCACCGCAGGTGAGAAGTAAAGCCACGGCCGCTGCAAGTTCTGATTTGCCTTGCTTCTTTGGGATCTCGATGTATGCCGTGTTGAACTGACGATATCCGTTTGGTTTAATGGTTCCGAACACATCTCGGATAATCTGCTCCTGCCAATCGATCAATTCAAATGGCTTACCTGCCCAGGTGCCTTTGGTGTGGCAGAGACATTCAATAAAGCCCACCGCATAATCAGCAGCGGATTTATCGTAGTGAGAATCCTTTGCCATGAATGCGGTGGGTTTATACTTTTTCAGCTTTCTGATATGCGGTCACCTCCTAAAAAAGAGCATAAAAAAACAGCCCTCATCGGCTGTAACGAGGAACAGAGCCTCTCGGCTCAGTCCCTGATTGGTGTATTTGTTTTACTGCTGCATTGCCCAGGCAATGGCGTGTCCATTGTCGAGGAAGGTTTCTTCTGAAATACCGACCAGCTTGATTTCGCCTTCGCAGGTGTGGTCCTCGGTGGTGAAGCGGTAGGTTGCGCCGTAGTAGCACCGACCGTTGGGATCGTAGAAATACCCGGCGGCGAGAATGTGGTCACCAAAGGTTAAAATGGAACCTCGGTCGTTCATCAGTCTCATTTCCAGCATTTCAGGGGTTGTGGTCTCGGGCAGGCGGTATGTTTTGGCCTTCTGTGCAGTGGCTTTTTTCATGTTCGTGTCCTCCAATTCGGTGGTGTATTTCCTTTCGGTGTACACATATTCGCTCTAAATGCGAATAATAGCAAGTCAATTCGGAGGCATATAATACACAAACATGGTGGTTGGATATTGTGTACATTAGCTGTGGATGTGGCGGTGAATGGTAGCCAGAATCTGCTCCTGTTCATCGGATTTCACTCCGATACTTTCGAGTGCCTCCCTGGTTCCGCAGTCGGGGCAGATCAGCGTTTCATTGTCCAGCCTGGAAAGAGCAGGCAGTTCCGTAAATGGCTTTCCGCAGCGGGGGCAGATTGACAATCGCGTCACATTATTCTTCATAGGAATTCACCCTCTCCTTACTGTACTGATAGGCTTCCAGCAAGCGGTCTGTCGGGAAGCCAAAAAATCGATACCCCTGCGCACAAATACTCAGGTAGGAATCTGAAGGAATACCGAACTGCCGGTCCTCGTGCATGATGTAAACAAAAACCCGGCGCTTCCGAATCCTTCCCGTGCGGATTCCCTTGATGTCCAGCTTTAGCTCAGCCTTGTAATAGAATGTCGGATAACCTTCGTATCGGTCGAGTGCGAGTTCGTCCTCGGCGGTAACCTCCCACACCGCAACGGGTACTTTGCAGCCCTGTTCCGGTTCCACCGTCAGATAGGAGCCGGTCTTGCTCCCTTTAAACATCAGACGATAATCCTGCAATTCCGAGGTTCCAATAATCCTTGCCCCAGGGCAGCGCCAACGCATTTGATGTACATTGAGGTTGCTCCCGTAAGCGATGTAGTATCTTTTTTCCATAGTCATTACCATCCTTTCCGAAGTTGCCTTCTACCACCGAAAGCCCGCCTCAGCGGGTTCGGGGGCCTCTTGGCTGCGTCCTTCAAGCGGCGGCTCTGCCGTTTCTGAAGGCCGCGTCACCGGAAAGGCGGCGGGTCAGAATGTCCCGTGCGGTTTCAAACTCCTCACCGATGAAACCCAGGCGGAGGAGCCAGGTGCGCATGGCGTATTTGGGGTTCTCGGTCTGCTGGGGCTTGGGGCTTGCGGTTCGCACCGTCTTTGCCATCTGGCTCAGTGCCAGGCAAAGCTGAATGTAGCTTTTCAGCTGTCCTGCGTGAAGCCCATTCCTTTTTCCGTTTGCAGGCTCATCAAATTGGAAAAGCCGGAACTCAACCGTGCCCTTGGTAAAGGTGGCGTGAAGATTGAGCATATGGTAGCGGCTATCGTTGTAGTGCTGTGTTCTTCCGTAGGTGGCGTTCTGGCTTGTGTACCAAACATCAGCAAGCTGTGCCATGGTGCGAGGCTTTCTGCGGTTGAGCTGCTCCAAAAACCTCTGGTCAACCGTATTGCAGTAGCGGTACATTCTTCCTCTGTCAAGGTCGAGTGCATCCGCCAGGAGGTTTTCGTGGCTCGCCATGATGTTGGCAAGGTTGCGGAGGGTTTGAGGTGTGTGACCCTTGGCCCCGATGTGGATGTGAACTCCGCATCCTCTGGAGGCATCACTCTTTGCTCCCGCTTTTCTCAGGCGGCGGATAAGCTCCTGCAGTGTTTCCATGTCCGTGTAGGTTAGGATTGGAGTGACCAGTTCGCATTTTTCGCTGTCCGGTCCTGCGATGCTGACATCCCGCTGAAATTTCCACTCACGGCCCTGGACATCCCAAGCCGACCAGGTGTAGTAGCCGTTGCGTCCTGCGGTGTTCTCAAAGCGTCCGGTTCCGAAAAACTCGGCGGCCAGTCTGGCGGCTTTGTCTCGGCTGATGCTGTTCATCTCAACCTCGACCCCGATGGTCTGTTCCTTCATCTTTTCGATCTGAATCTTGGTTTTTTCGTTCATGGTGTGCGCCTCCTGTAAAGTGTTGTTTTCCCTTTCGGTAGTCACATATTACCTCTACACGCACACTATATCCAGTATTATCTGAGTTATATTATACACGATCTTGTGGCTTAAAATCTGTGTATATTACAGCACCTTGTCATCACTTTGCTGCGGTTCCTCCAACATGGCTTTCATGTGTGATGCCGGAGAGCAACCCACCCAAAGGAAAACCCCCGGAGCCGTCAAAAAGGCTTCCGAGGGTTAAAGGCTTATTCAGCTTCATATGCGACCTCCTCATATTTGCGGGTTTTGCCGTCACGCTCCACCGTCACACCATCAGCCGAACCGACCTGTTCGATGTAGCGGTTTACGATTACATCGCAGAACTTTTCGTCCAGTTCAATGGTGTGGCAAATACGATCGGTCTGCTCACAGGTAATCAGCGTA